TCAGTAAACATCTTAGGAGATGTAGCAATTGATGGAACTCTTTCATCAACTGCAGTTGCAGAACTAACCGCAAGTTGGGCTGAGAACGCTCTAACTGCTTCGTATGTTGAAAACGCTAATACATCATCATACTCAACTTACGCTAATAGCACAATTGTATATGGTAAGAACATAAGTGGAGCACCAATCGCTAAAGGAACTCCTCTATTCTTTACTGGTAGTGGAGTATCTGGAAATATAGTTGGTTTGTTACCAGCCGATGCTGGTAACTCAACCTTAATGCCTGCTGGAGGTATTGCTGGAGAAGCAATTGCTGATGAAGATGAAGGTATCGTTCTATTAGATGGATTCATCAATGGAGTAGATACATCACCATTTGAGCCAGGTGATGAGGTATTCGTAGCAGTAGGTGGTGGATATACAAATGTTCCACCAACTGGTTCAGCTAACTTAATTCAGAGATTAGGAAATGTTGAAAAGAAAGATGCAACCAATGGTAGTGGAGTAATTCACGGACCAGGCGCTACTCGTTCATTACCAAATATCTTAGAAGGATACGCATGGGTAGGTAACTCAAATGATGTTCCTACCGCAGTTGCTACCTCATCATTTGGTGGTAGTGGAGCTGGATTCCCATTTGAGGGTAAAGCAGAAATCACTGGAGCATTGGATGTGAGTGGTAGTATCCTAAGAACACAAGATGGATTTAGTGGAAGTGTTGTGGATAACATCATTGATACATTCACTTCAGTTCCAGCTATTGAACACATTGTAACCCTTACACAAGCGGAATACGATGGATTAGGTTCAGTAGATGAGAACACACTTTACATCATCTCAGGTTCGGAAGTAATCGCTGATACATTCCCATATAGTGGAAGTGCACAAATCACTGGTTCATTAGGTGTAACTGGAAGTATTACAATTGACAATGGTTCTGATACTGGTTCAGTAGTGGACAACATTGGTGGTAACACTTTATCAGCAGTTCAACACATTGTATCTATTGATTCAGCATCTTACGCAGCATTAGGTTCAAAAGACCCTAACACACTTTATGTAGTATCGGGTTCAACCGATGCATCAACTCTATCACCATACTCTGGTTCAATTAGAGGTAACATAACTTCGGTAACTGAGGCTAGTAACACTGGTTCATTAGATTTCTCTTTAGGAAACTTCTTTACCGCAAGTATTGATGATAACACTCACTTTGATGTAACGAATGTAGAGCCAGGTCAGACAGTAATCGTAAGAGTAACAATTACTAACGCTACACCAGCAGTAACCTTCTCATCAAATGTATTACAACCTTCAGGAAGTTCATACACACCTTCTGAGAATGGTTCTATTGATGTATTAACATTCACCTCACTTGATAGCACAAATGCTCTCTTAGTGGCTGTAAACAAATTTATCTAATCTATGGGAATATTCGCACCATTTAGTTATTTAGAAAAGAATGTAGCAGGACCTACGGGTCCTACATATCAGATTAGAAGTGATGCATATGCATCTTATGTATATCTTGCAATACCTGGAACGGATTTCGGAGCAGAGGCAGTAGGATTTACACAATCTGATGGTGCATGGTCTGATATTAGTGGTGATATCAATGGAGGTGTATCTACTAAAACTATTACACCTTATACAAACGGATATGGTAACTATTATGTAAGTAGTAGCACTTATTTCCCATCAGAAGGATATGATGAATCATTGGTAACTTACGATGGAGCTGCAGTTAACATTGCAGGTTCAGATTTACCATTTGCTGGACAAAACTTTGTGGTGGAAGCTTGGTGTCAACCAGCAGAAGTATTCAATAGACCTCCATATCACAAACCTCTTTTAAGAGGTAAAGATGGAGCTGGACAATTGTATTTGGATAATACCGCTAACAATAGCGTATCTTCAACTGGACATAGAAAAAGATTTGCAGTAACTGGGACATTTTACACATCAGCTGATAATGCAGCTTCTTACACAGTTGGGACTTGGAAGCATGTAGCATTTGTTAGAAGTGGTAATACATTCTATGCATATGATAATGGTGTTCTAAAATATAGTATAAGCAAAGCAGCTGTAATCCCTACACCTCCTAGTGGATTTGATATTATGGGATTCACATTCTTTACCAACGCATCACAATCAAATAATGAAAATGCCAATTGGGCAATTCAAGATTATAGAGTTAGTATTGGAACTGATAGAGGTTATGTTGGTGGATTTACACCACCTGCATCAATTATTGAAAAAGTATCATAATGAATAGATTTGAAATAACCATAGAAGGACAAGAACCATACATTGTAGAATCACCATACTATGATTTAATAGAAGATAGTGATTTGATGCCGGTTGTTGATTGTGTATATAGAAAATTAGATTAAGAGATGGCAATAGGAGGAAAAAAACTATACTTAGGAAACGAACCAATGACTCTGATTCAGAATAATGGATTTATATTGGTAGACCCGTTTTCATACACACCAGCACCAGTGCTTGACCCAGATGCTGAAGCATTCTTAACTGCTGCTGGTATTACTGACCCAACTATAACTTCTTCAATTAACACTTTGGTTGTTGATTTGAAAGCTGAAGGAATATATTCTAAAATGCAAGCATTATATCCATTTGTTGGAGGAACATCATCAACTTGTAAATGGAATTTAATTAACCCAGTTGATTCTGATGCAGCTTATAGAATGACATTTCCAAATGGTGGAACATTCTCATCAAATGGATTTAATACAAACGGAACTAACCAATATGGTAACACCAATATGTTAGGAACTGCGATTGGCGCAAGTGCTCAAAATTTCCACATATCAATTTATGCTAAAGATTTAACCGCAGAGGGTGGATTTGATTTTGGTTGTAGAAATAATACTCAATGGTTAGCGGGTAATATGAGAAATACTGCAAACCAATATAATGCTAGAGCATTTAATAATAATATATCTCAATCAGCACTTGATGCCAATACGGATACACAAGGATTTTATACAATATCAAGACAATTGACAACTTCATTTATATACGGATGGAATGGTTCTTATTTAACAGGAACTGAATCAGTTACTTCAGCTCCAGCATTTAATTTAGTATTTGGTGCATATAACGATTATGGAACAATTGGACTATACCAAAATAGAACATATCAAACAATTACAGTTGGAAATGGTATGGGAACAACTGAACTTGATGCAATGCAAACAATATTGGATGATTTTCAAACTAACTTAGGAAGATAATATGGCAACGATTAAATTAGGAAGTTTAACATTAGGAAATGTAGCAATCGGAGGTTCTACTATCGGTGATACGAGAAAGCTCTCCAAATCAAAGATATTTAGGGCTGAGGCTATTAAGAATCATACTGAAGGAAAGACTGTTAGTAAATTTGTATCTTCAGCAGTTGTAACACCATCAGAACCCAACTACCCTATTGGTGGAGGTGGTGGAGATTTAACCAATTGGTTATTAGCTAATGGTGTATGGAATGATAACGGAGTATGGAATGATACTCAGACTTGGAACGATTAAAATTAAAAAGAAATGATTAACGAAATATTCAACGGAGATTCGGCAGGAGAAATCAGAGCTAAACTAAATGAGATGATTACTATCATCAACTATTACTCATCATCTCAGTTTACAGGTGGACCAGCACCTGGAGGTGGTGGAGACCCTTATACTCCACCTGCTAGTGGAACAACTTTTTGGGATAGTAATATGGGTTCACCTATGGGATTGCAAGATTCACTATCAGCATGTAACGCAGTAAATATGTTGGAAAGCCATACTGTTTATTTACAAAAAGCTATGGCAAATATGGGTGGAAGTTCTGTTCCTGAAGTTAATGATTTCGTATATAGTGATGAAGCATATATGATGACAGTTTCTGAAGGATACTACGGATATAGAGATGATGCAATGATGATGAATAAGTTTATCTTCGTTGATATGACTGGCATGATTACTCAAGTAAGTTATTGCGCATAAGATATGGCTGTAACTCAGAAAATATATTTAGGTGATGTTCCCGTAATTAAAAATTACTTGGGAGAAGATAAGATTGCTTCATTTGGTGCTTTTTTTGAACCATTACTTATAGAATTTTTAATAGTTGCCGGTGGTGGTGGTGGTGGAACTGCTGGAATTGGTAACATTGATGGTTCAGGAGGTGGTGGAGGAGCCGGTAGATACTTATCGGGCAGCAATTACATGACACAAGGAGATACTGAATCTATTACTGTTGGTGGAGCTGGTGCTGCTGGAACTAATGGTGGGAATTCTATTGCTTTTGGAGTTACTTGTAATGGTGGCGGTAGAGGTGGTGGAGTATTATTTAATGCATCAAACGGTGGTTCAGGTGGTGGAGCTTCTGTATATAGACCTACTGCCGCAGGAGCTAATATTGCTGCAAGTGGTGATTATGGTGATGGATATGGTGTAAATGGTGCAACTTCAGCTGGATTTCCAGCAACTACTATTGGTGGTAATGGTGGTGGTGCTGGTGGTTCTGGAGCAGGTTCAGTTACTTCTAAAATTTGGTTAGATGGAATATATTATGCTCAAGGAGGATATGCTGGTAGACAAGGTGCATCTCAGAGTAGTTTATATGGAAGTGGTGGAAATGGAGCTGATTTAAATTTAGGAACTACTGTTGGTAATCCGGGTGTTCAAGGTATTATTAAATTAAGATATTTGGGAATTCCAAAAGGAACTGGAGGAACAATTACCCAAAGTGGTGGATATACTTACCATACATTTACTTCTAATGGAACATTTACCATTACTGGTTAATCAATAAAAAAAACAAAACAATTGTTAAAATTAAAAACATAATATTATGAGTGGAAAAATTCAAAACGAACAATCGTATGTAACTAACCCACAATTCACAGGTGGTGTGAGTGTTACTCCAGTCTCTGGTAGCGATTTCGATAACGCAAGTGGTGATAACCCACAATTCGGATTTGTAGCTGGTGGTTTGTATGTTGGTGAGCAGGGAAGCTTGGTAGTTAAAACAGTAGATGATTCAGTTCTTACTTTTGTAAGTTGTTCTGGATTTATTCCTGGCTTAATTGCAGCAGTATCAGCATCTTCAACATCTGATTACATCATCGCATTTAAATAAACTATGATAAATTATAACTTCAATTATATTGAATCAAGCCTAAAAAGACCAGGCCCTATCACATCTAATACTGTATTCTATATGGTAATTGGTGGTGGTGCTGGTGGTGAATACTCTCCTGCTTATACCGGTAACTCCGGTCAAGGTGGTGAGTTCATAACTGGCTCGGTTGATGTATTGCACACCACTGCTATTGATTTTGAAGTTGGTAAAGGTGGTAATGGAGGTGGTGGAACTCCATCTACTCCAATAGCTCCAACCAATGGAGAAACCTCATCATTAAGTTACACACCAGCATCCCTATCATTAGGTGCAGCGGGTGGTTTAATAAATGTAGCATCTTGTCCTATTGACCCATCTGCTGGAACAATAGGATGTAATGGTAAAGGTCCTTGGTCAATTGAAGAATCTTCTATTTCTCAATGGGCATTTGATGGTGGTTCTCAAAATGGTGCTACCAATGGATATGGTGGTGGTAGAAATACTCCAACCTTTACTGATTACGAATATCCATTTACTCACTACAATTGGGGTTCTAACACAACTACCGATGGATATAACTTTACCGGTGCAGGTGGTGGTGCACATGATAGAAGTGGAACACCAACACCTGGCTCAGGCGATGGTGGTGGATTTGGTGGATATGGAATGGTAGCATTTGCGTTCTTTGACCCTAGAGAAAAAGTAGATGTAAACATTACATTACCATCAAGAGATGGATTATTAGAGCCAGTATCTCCATATACTTACAAACTATACAATGGGTATAGAATATGGTATATGCAAAGAGCTAATGGTGCAGGAAGTTTTCAAATACTTGGAAACCGAAACTAAAATAAAACAAATCAAAAACTAATTGTTAAATAACTAAATAAACCAATACAATATGAACTCAAAAAGTGTATTAAATAAAATTATGACTCTCCTTTCCGTTGAGGAAAAGGCAGTTGTAAAAATGGCATTTGCTGAATTAGCAGATGGCACGGTGCTTGAGTCTCCAACATTTGATGTGGGTGAAGTTGTTGAAGTTGTTGCTGAAGATGGTTCAAAATCTCCAGCTCCTAACGGCGAACATGAGCTTGTATTAAGAGGTGAAGAAGGTGAAGAAGTAAGATTCAAAATCTTCGTAACTGATGGAGTAATTACCGAAAGAGAGAATGTGGAATTGGAAGTTGAAACTGTTGAAGTTGAAAAACTACCTGAAACCATGTCTGACGCAGAAGAAATCATTGATGAGGCTGACGTTAATGTAGTTTCCTTAGAAGATGTTCAAAAAGTAGTAGAAGAAATGAGCTACAGAATTGAAGAGATGGAAAAGAAGATTGCAAAAATGGAGGAAGTTGTTGTTGTAATGCCTGAAGAGAAGGAAGAAGAAGAACTCCCTATGGAGATGTCATCTATCGCTCCTCTTAATGGTGCTCCAATGGCAACCAAACCAATTACTAACACCCGTAAGACAGCATCCCCTCAAAGTGCTTTCTTGAAAAAACTTTATAACTAAATTTAAATTAAAACAAAATGAGACAAAGACAAAACTTCGCATTGCCTTCTGTAACTTCTACCTATGCTGGTGAAAGTGCTGGAAAGTATATCGCAGCTGCACTTTTAAGTGCAAAAACTTTGGATTCTGAGGCAGTAACAATCATGCCAAATGTAAAGTATAAGTCTGTAATTCAGAAGATTGACGTTTCAGGTGCTATTCAAGATGCATCTTGTGATTTCGTTACTTCTGGTTCAGTTGCTTTATCTGAAAGAATCCTTGAACCAAAAGAGCTTCAAGTTAACTTGGAACTTTGCAAATCAGAATTCGTTGATTCATGGGAAGCATTAAATTTGGGTTACTCAGCTTTTGATGAGATTCCTGCAACATTTAATGACTTCTTAGTATCTTATGTGGGTGGTAAAGTTGCTGAAGCAACTGAGCAATCTATCTGGACTGGTTTAGCAGCATCTAACGGACAATTCAAAGGTTTCTTACCAGCACTTTCTGCATCTGCAGCAACTGGTGGAGCAACTGATGTTATCCAATCTGCAGCATCTGGTTCTATCACTTCAGCGAATGTTATCGCTAAGTTAGAAGCATTAGAAACCGCTATTCCTGATTCAGTATATGGTAAGGAAGATTTAGTAATCTATGTTCCTACCAATGTTGTTAAGGCTTACCAACAAGCAGTTGGTGCTAACTACGCTAACGGATGGAACAACCAAGTAACTGTAGGTGCTAAGCCACTTGATTACAACGGAATTCCATTGGTTCATTGCCCTGGAATGAGTTCATCCTACATGGTGGCAGCTCAGAAGAGCAATATGTTCTTCGGGACTGGCTTGATGAACGATTACAATGAGGTTCGTGTTTTAGACATGGCTGATTTGGATGGCTCACAGAATTACAGAATCGTAATGAGATATACGGCTGATACCCAATTCGGGATAGGACAAGACATTGCAATCCACATCCCTGCGTAAGTAGAGACGTGACTATATAGAGGATTAAGGGGGGAGTTTATCTCCCCCCAACCATCCCAAAAGTTCAACTAATAAAAAAATAATAAACATATGGCTACTTGTAATTTGACAGCTGGAAGAAACGAAGTTTGTAAAGATAGTATCGGTGGTTTACAAGCCGTTTACTTCCTAAACTATACTTCAGCATCTTTCGATAAAAACGCTGATTTGGAAGTCACTGGACTTCCTTCAGGTTCCACTGTTTACAAATATGAACTTAAAGGCACTTCTCAATATCAGGAAACTGTTAACTCTTCAAGAGAGAATGGAACTACTTTCTTCTCTCAAGAAACTACTTTAAACCTAAAGAGATTAACTAACGAAATGACCACTCAATTAAAATTGATGGCATACGGTAGACCTCAAATCATCGTTCACACAAAGAATGGTGAGGCTCTTTTAGTAGGTGAAGTTAATGGTGCTGATGTAACTGCTGGAACTATCCAGACAGGAGCAGGCCTTGGAGACTTATTTGGATACAGCGTAACTTTCACTGGGGAAGAGAAACTTCCTGCAGCATTCCTTTCGGGTTCAACCGAAGCTAACCCATTCGCAGCATTCACTGGAGACGGTGTTCCTACGATTGTAGTTGGTTCAGGAAACTAATACTATTCATAATTGAAATTAGGGGAGAGGAAACTTTCCCCTTTTTTTATGCCTAAAAATTTGGATATATCAAATTTATTTTGTATATTAGAACTATAAATCGTTAAACACTTAAAACTTAAAAAAATGGCAAAAGGATTATTTGAAACCCTAGCTCGTGATTTCTCTCGTGGATTAGGTAGACAAGCAGGTTTCCGAACTTGGAAACAATTAGAAAAGGAAGTTGCTAAGAAAGTAATTGACCCTAACTCTAAACTTCGTAAACACATTCAGAAATTTACTCTACCTGGTAAAGCAAAAGCAGCAGTAGAAAAGGTGTGGACACTAATTGCTCTATTTGAAGAGGAATATAGTAATGATTACTCTATGTTCCAACACACATTTATGTTATCTGATATTGATTTTATTGATAGAAAAATTGATTCAATTGAACGATTGTGTATGACGCAAGATGATATTGATTTATTTGAACATCTCAGAGATATTTG